CATACGGGATAGTTTCTGACAAGTACCACACCGAAACAGGGCAAAATCAGCAGAAACACGAGCATATCCACGTTTCTCTCGATAAAAACGACCTCGGAAGCCTGCTTTCCGGGCTATCAGGGGGCAAACCAGACGAGAAATCTGTGTCCGGCACGCATTCTGACCCACAAAAACAGGAAGATCCTGAAAACAGAGCAAAACCGTGACCAAACACACCCCAACATATGGTATGGTCAAAAAACGACACCACAAGAGGGGGCGGGGGGAGGGTGGCGCGATTTTTGGGCGGCAGTTTCGACGGATTGGTGGGGTAATTTAATTTTTGCAAATAGCCAGCCACACGGCAGGCCGAACTAACAGAAAAACGGGAGAAACGGATGGTACGAGAAATCGATCTAGCAGAACACACGGGAGTCGCGAGGGCGGAACTGCGTAACTTACGCCGGGAGGCGGTGGGCGAGAAGCATTGGCTACTGTTTGGCAAGTCAATCGTATGGACTGATACTGGCCTGAGATGGCTGTCTGAGCGTCTTTCGGTGGATCTGGGTGACATTTTACCGGAGCAGCCTGCTGAACGCGCAGCGGTCGTTTTGAGGGCGAGAATACTGAACCCTCGATTGATCCGGGTAGTGGTTGATGGTGAGCGTGAGCCTAGCTTGGCTAATGTGGGCGATAATCGGCTGTATAAGCCGGATATGCGTGTTTTGGTACGGAAGGAGGGCAATGGGTATGTCGGGCCGAGGCGACCGAAAATGGCAGGCGACTGAGGGCGAGTATACGGGGTTTGTGCCGCACTCTGACTGGCCGACCATCGAGGAGTGTAAGCAGTTTAACCGTCGTGCGGAGGCGTGGCTGCGAAAACGTGGCGAACAGACGGGAATTGACGATTTGAAGTTTGGCAAACAATCTGATGAAGCCGGTACGGACTAGAGGCGTGAGAGAGTCGCGCACATGGGGTTTTCTATGCGTTCTGCGTGTAGCTCCTGACCTCATTAGTGAACACTGTACCGGCCCTTCTGTTTGCCGCTCACTTTCTGGTAATTCTGATCGGCAACCTGTTTTGCCGCTCACTAATGGATGACAAATGAAGTGCTGGCACTGTCAATCTGAGCTTATATGGCAGAGTGACCATGATCTGGAGGATCTTGGCTGGGACAGGGGCGGAATACTGACTGAGTTTAAGTGTTCTAAATGCCCTGCCGAGGTAACCGTAATTTTACCTGATGAATCTGGAACCGAAGACACCTGAAGAGTTGCTGGAGACGTGCCTGCTGTGGCCGCCTAGCCGGCACCTTGGTATCACCAGAGAGTTTCTGGCTGATCAGGTTGCTGAGAATGGTCAAGAGCATGTTTCTGCATGGCTGTATGACTATTTTTACAAGCGTCTGAGGCCGTCCTATCTCGACCCGTACCGGCACACGGTTATCCCTGATCATTGGAAGGATGCGGCACGTCTGCTGGCCGATAATGATCGTTTGCTGATTAGCGGGGGTAACCGGAGCGGTAAAACGGCCTTCAGTGCTTGGTGGCTGATGCAGATGCTGATGGAGAAGGAAAACAGTCGCATTGCGTGTTTCAGTATGACGGCTGCGAGCAGTATTCGTGACCAGCAGCCGGCGATGTTCCACATGCTGCCGATTGAGTTTAAGCACATTAAGAAGACCAAGACTACGAACATCAACTACAGCCAGAAAAACGGCTTTACCGATGGCACGTTTATTCTGCCAAACGGTTCGCAGGTGTTCTTCCTGAACTACGCCCAGCAGCCTGACATTCTGGAGGGTTTAGAGGCTGATGCGGTTTGGTTTGATGAGCTGGTGCCGTACCACTGGGTGGAGACGGCTGAGTACCGTTTAATCACGAGGCGCGGCAGTCGTGGTACGGGTAAGATGTTAATCAGTGCGACCCCGGTAACCGGGTGGACGCCTGTCGTGAATGACTTTGTGGCTGGGGCGAAAATCACTCAGCAGAAGGAGGCTTCCCTACTTCAAACCTCCCCGCCTCCCTCTGGGTGTCGCCCCGGCCACATGCCTTATATCGGTGAATGCGTAAAGGAATCCAGCGGCGTGATTTGGTTTCATTCTGAGATGAATCCGTTTCAAAGCCCTGAAGAGATGAAGCGCAGTTTATCGGGTGAAAACACGGTCACCATTAGGCTGCGTGCCTACGGCTGGTGCGAGAAGGCTACCGGCAACTGGTTTCCGAAGTTCGGCAAGGATCATGTCGTGGAGCCTGAAGATGTGCCGGCGGAGGGTACGAACTTTATGTGTGTCGATCCTGCTGGCAGCCGCAACTGGTCGGCACTGTGGCTACGCTGCACGCCTGATGGCCGCATGTACGTTTACCGGGAGTGGCCTGACAAGGAGACGTATGGTGAGTGGGCTATCCCCGGCGATAAAGTTGAGGGCCAGATGGGGCCGGCACAGAAGCCGGAAGGTAGGGGCATTAACGAGTATAAAGAGCTGTTTCTGGAGCTAGAGAATGGCGAGAAGATTGAGGAGCGGTTTATCGATCCGCGAGCCGGCGGCAGTCATCAGGCGACCAAGGAGGGCGGCATAACCTTGATCGAAATGCTGGCCGATGAGCCGAACGAGATGTGGTTCACTCAGGCACCCGGCCTGAATGTCGATCAGGGTGTGCAGCAGATCAACGAGGCGATGGCGTACAACACGGAGGAGCCGGTAACGATGATTAACGAGCCGAAGCTATACATCAGCCGTGACTGCGGAAACCTGATTGACTGCTTGCAGAATGTCAGCAGTGCCGGGGCGGACAAAAACAAGTTCAAAGATCCGATAGACGTGCTGCGCTACCTGATAACGAGCGACCTGTCGCATGTGGATGAGAAGACGTTTGCGGCCACGGGTGGAGGAACTTACTGATGAAAAAACTTCCGCTATTACTCAGCTTATCTGAAGCAGCAGAGCTGACCGGCCTTTCCACCAAGTATATTGCAAAGCTGCGCCGTGCGGAGGTCATCAAGACCTACAGAATGCTGGGTGGCAGGCATAAGTATCACCGTGACGATTTACTGAAACATGTTGGAATCAAATCAAATTAACTATTCAGCTTTCCAGTGGGAGGGCGAAAATGAGCTGTGGACAGAGATGATGCTTAACCTGCGCGAGTACGAGCAGTCTGAGGTTATCGCCACTCAAGACATCAATCTGGACGCTAACCAGCGAGCGTTCGCCTGCGGCAGATCCGCCGCTGTCAGTGAGCTGATCGCGCACTTCGAGTCTATCCGCGAAATGGCGCGTGGGCGTAAGGAATGAGGGGCTTTGATTTAAAGCTAGATTGATTTTTTATCAATATAAATTGATTTTCTTACATGACTCTAAAGTAATATACCCCACAAAATTGGGCATTTATCGATTGGCATGGTTCGTGCGACTGTTAGGGCATGAGCTACAAGGTAGGCGACATAGTAGAGGGAGAGACGGTGGCGAAGGTTGGGAAGTATTATATTGTTCTTGGTTGGATTGAGGAGGATGAGGAGTTTGAGGGGTTTTGGACGCACAGTCTTGCCGCCGCAAAGCGATGCGCTAAAAAAGTGAATGAGACGGGTTGCTGCGGAATCAAGGAATACGATTGCTGCTTTAATGACTATGGTCAGATGATTCAGCACCTTGATGATGAAACGGCAGTATTCGAGCATTACACTACCGGCTTCACTAGAGTGCCAATGTAAACTCAATTTGCCCCATGTCAGCATACCGGGCAATCAATTAAAACGCCTTAAAACGAAATCCTGGCCCTGTTTTTACGGGCTAAACCCACCAAAGAGATGCAAATGATCCAAACGCATTTATATCGTTTAGATTATTTGTATCTGCTGTCATCCTTATAATTAAAGCGGACAAAATTGACATGTAAATGCCACAAGTAGGTGGGCATTTTGTCCGTTTACAAAGTCACCAGTGACGCTGGAATTAGGTGGGACAGAAAAGATTGGCGACAGAGTTTATTTCCGCCAAAAAGATTTGACAAAAACGGGCGACCCGAAAAGGCCGCCCGTCTGTTTTTCTATTTGCCCCTGATCACATAAGCCACCGCCGCTACTCCAAGCGCGAGGTTGGCCGCCGTGTCGAGCAGGGCCATTGTATAGGCAATTTCTGATCCACCCATCGCTATTGCCCCCTTTCTGTTTTGTTAGACGCACGAAGTGTGCTTCAAGGTTAAATAAAATCTATCTAAACGCTTTTTATATCCCTTAACGGCTCTTAACGGCCCGTAGGGTTTTCACTGTGTCGCCAAATGCTTCCGGCGGCGGTCAAATCCATAACGGCGCGGTGTTTCTGCGAGTTCGCTGTGCCTCACATAACCAAAACGCTGGATTTAATACACTGGCCCTCTTTGCGGGCTACAAACGCAATGGAAGCAAATAAAGGCGGGCAAACGGACAGCCCTCAAACCGTGGACGTAACGGACGAAGCCTCACTGGCTGACGCCCTAAAGCAAACACTGGAACTTGAGGTTCCGACAGATGAAACGCCAGAGGAAGCCCCGGCAGAAGCCGAGGTGGACGAAGGCAACCAATCTGAGGTTCTTTCACAGACTGAAGAAGAAGCAGAAGCAGAGGATGAACCGACGGCTGAACCTGCACAGGAAGCAGACGCCGGGGAAGATGAAGCTGATGATGCTGACGCCGAGGAGGGCGACGAGGAGATACCTCGCGGCCTTCAGAAGCGTCTGAATAAGCTCACCAAGCGAGCCAAAGCAGCCGAAGAAAAACTTGCGGCAGCCGAGGCCAAGCTGGAAGAGCAACCTGCCGAACCTGAGTCGGTCGTAACCGCGCCGGTAACACCCGACAATCCGTTCGCTAACCTCACCAAGACGGAGGATGTCCAGAAGGAGGAGGCAAACGCAGAGCAGGTGCTTGACTGGTGTGACGATAACCCTGACGGGGCAATCGTCCAGACAGCCGAAGGCGAGGTAGAGTATTCAGCCGAGGAGGTGCGTGATATACGCAAACGAGCATCAAAGGCTATCCGCAAGTGGCTGCCGCAGCGACAGCAGTGGATCAAGGAAAACCAGCAGAATGATCAGTACGCATTAAAGTCGTACAAATGGTGGAACGATAAGGCGTCAGCCGAGTATCAGGCCGCCAACAATATTCTGAGGGAGTTTCCAGAGATTCAACGCTTTCCTGATTACAAGGTCATCGTTGGTGACACTTTAATGGGAATGCAAATGCGCCTGTCGCAAGAGCAGCAAGCTGCCAAACCGAAGAAGGCTACACAGCCGAAAAAGGCACCGGCACAGCCGGCAGCCCCAACCGCTGAACCGGCCCCGGTCAATGAGTCAGCCGCCCGTTCATCTTCTGCCCGCCAACGCTTCACAGACTCAGGCTCAGTGGAAGACCTCGCAAATGTACTTGCTGCGGATATGTAGCAAGATGTGAGGAGAAATATAAAATGGCATCTCTTTTAGAGAGGACTCAAATCGGTAAGCGAGAAGACCTCGCTGATTTAATCGCCTTGGTAGACGCGCACGACTGTCCAGTTGTGTCTTCCGCCAAGAAAGGAAGCAAACCCGGCAACACACTCATGCAGTGGCAAGCCGACAGCTATGACAGCGCAGTTACCACTGGCACTGTTGATGGCACAGACGTTGGTTCGTCTGACTACCAGAACCCCGGAGCCAATCGTGCGATCCTGAGCAACTACGTTCAGATTTTCCGTCGCTCGATTCGTGTGTCTCCGCTGTCTTTGGAAGTCAGCAATGTTGCAGGCTTGAAAGATGAGCTGTCTAACGGCATCGCCAAGAAGCTCGTTGAAATCAAGCGCGACATGGAAAGCACGATCCTGTCTGCCAATGACGCGCAAGCTGATGACGGCACCAACGCTTACCTGACCAAAGCCCTTGGCACTTGGATCAGCACCAGCGGCGGTTCTGTGCTTCAGGTTGACAGTGGGTTCCGCACCCCATCGGCCAGCATCGAGACTACTGCTACGACGAGCAACATCACTGACACGACTGTACAGGACGTGTTGGCGAGCATCTATGCTCAGACTGGCAGCATCAAGACCTACACTGTGCCGTTGGGCCGTACCCTGAAGCGTGCCTTCACTGACCGCCTCACTGGTACTCGCAGCGTAACTGATGCCAGCAACCAACTCGCCGCAACTCAAATCCGCACCTTCTCGCCGCAAACAGGCAAGAAGGTGACGATTGCCGTGGATTTGTTTGAAGGCGACTTCGGGACTTGTTCCTTGGTGCCGGACAACTTCATGCCCGCTCAAACTGACGGTTATGTGTTGGACATGTCTGGCATTGAGTTGCGCTACGGCAAACTGCCTGAAGTGAAGGAACTGCCTGACGCTGGCGGTGGCCCGATCCGTATGATCGAAGCTGTTGCTGCTCTTGTTGTGCAGAATCCGCTTGCTCACGGCAAGTTCGACCTAGCCAGCTAAAGCATAGTCAGTAGCTATAATGCTTGAAGAAGCTATCAACTCTCTGCCGGGGGAATTACGGGACGCAGTTGCATCCCGCCTCCGGCAGAGGGTCTTTTCACAGTGCGACACCGCCTACTCTGAAGCTAGAGCCAACGGTGCCGCGAACAACTCCAAGGAGTACAGTCACGTTGATGGCATGGGCCAGATGAAAGCCTCAGTGCCGGCAACCGCCTACCATTATTGGGGGCAGCGTGAGGGCTACGATGTTTGGGGTGATAAAAAATTTGTTAAGCGGTATCTGGAGGACAATCCAGATGTCCGGGTCAACTCGAAGTCTGGGAAGATTCAAGTTGGCTACCGTGGTGATGGATTCATCCCGACCGGCTACGGCAGAAAAGTCAAAGTCTATAAATGAACGATAAACTCGCACACTTCTCTGAGACGCCCGACATTAACGAGTTTATTGTTGAGTACCGCCGCGCACTTGATGAGGGGCTTACCCTGCAAAACGTGCGTGACGCTGAAGACATCCGTTTTGCGCGTTGGACAGGCCAGTCTGATGACGGCAAAAAATGGAGCAAGAATTTACCTGAAGGCCAGCAGGCATTCCCGTTCGAGGGGGCATCCGATTGCCGGGTGTATTTGGCCGACCAGATCATCAACGACTGCGTAGACATGCTGGCTGTAGCACACAGCCGCGCTGACCTGCGTGTTAACCCTGTTGAGCTAACAGACACCGAATCGGCTGCTGCGGCGACCACCATGATGAACTGGGTTCGATCCACCATGCAAAACACGTTGCAGGAGGAGTCGGAGCTGCTGGCGAACTATGTGAACACCTACGGGTGGGCGGCTATGTTTGTTGGCTGGGATCAGCAGGCGACCCTACGCAATAACCCGATCAGCATCGAGCAGCTTGTTATGATGGCTCAACAGGTAGATCCGTCCAGCATACTGGCCGAGCTGCCTGAAATGGTCGCAGACAAGGAACGCGCCGATCAGGCTGCCGAGCTTCTGATGCAGTTCGTGCCTGACCTCAAGAAGCGCAGGGCTAACCGGATCGTGAAGGAATTGCGCGAAGAAGGTCAAACGGTCTTCCCTGAAGCATACATTTGCCGCAACCGGCCATCGGCTGTTGCCCTGAAGCCTCACGAAGAGGTTGTCGTTCCGCCGGAGACAATCGACATCCAAAATGCGCGTGTGATCTTCCGCCGGCAGTACATGACTGAGGTTGAGCTGCGGAGCAAGGTGACCACTGAGGGGTGGGACGAGTCCTTTGTTGAGGAGGCACTGAACACAGCCGGCAAGAGCCTTAACTACCTAGACCAGACAACCCTCAAGGGTCTGGTTAGCGAGTTTCAGCGTGGCGACAATTTGGTTGAGATTACCTACGCCTACACCCGGCAGATGGATGCCAACGGTGTGCCGTCAATCTACTACACCATCTTCTGCCCACTCATGCAGGCCGTAGATGGCAAAGTGAAGTTTGCGAAGCACGAGATGCTCGACTACGCGCACAACCAGTACCCGTTTGTTTTGTTCCGGCGCGAAAGCGTTGCACGCCGGGTGGTTGAGTGCCGTGGCATCCCGCACCTTGTGCAAACATGGCAGAACGAAATCAAAGCGCAGCGTGACGCAATCTTTGACAGCACCAGCTTTGAGACTATGCCGCCATTGCAGGTCAATAAACGCCTTGGACTAGCCAACAAGATTGGCCCCGGACAGCAGTTGCCGGTCACCAAGGCTGGTGACTACCAGTTCCTGCAACCGCCATCCCGGCCACCGCAGACTGCGTTCAATTTGATCGAGGCTGTGCAGCTACAGGTTGACACCTACTTTGGCCGGCCAAACGGCAAGGTGCCTCAGACGCAGACCATGATGAAGCAGCAGCGCATGATCAATGAGTGGCTGCGGGATTACTCTGAGGTTTACCGCCAGATGTTCAGGCTCTGCATCCAGTATTTAAGCCCTGAAGAAATTGCACGGATCACGAGCAGTGCGGCAAGCGAGGCTATCACGCATGACGCCTCCCGGTACGACTTCAATCTGCGTTTCAATGTGAGCGAGATGGATAACGAGCTGGTGAAGGAGAAGATGCAAACCATCGCTCAAGCCATCGTGCCGCTCGACATGGCCGGAACAATCGACCGCAGTAAGTTGGTTAACAAGCTGCTCAAGGCAGTTGCGCCTGAAAGCGCAGACGAACTGCTCACCGACCAGATGGGTGCCAGTCGCAAGATGTACGAGGAAGTGAAGGGCGAGATTGTGGGTATGATGAACGGCGTAGAGGCGACCTACACCGATGCCAGCAATGATCCGACAGCCGGCACCAAGATGCAGTTCGCCCAAGAGATTGCGAGCAGCAGTCCGGGCGTGCAGGAGGCACTACAGGGCAACGAACTGTTCAAGGATCTGTTCGGCAAGTATGTGCAGAATTTACAGATGGGCGTTGCCCAGCAGCAGAACAAGCAAATCGGCCTGACTGGAGTATCTCCGGCAGCATCCGGCTACTAAAATGCGAACATTAAACTTTTCATCGATCCTGAACGGGGCGGCCCACTTGTCTGGGCTAGATCCTGACAATCTCAGTACGTCTGAGTTTAACCGCTTCAGAGATATGGCTGATGGCCGGTTAGGCATGTGCTGGGAGGGTGAGTATTGGCCGGACACTATTCGCGTAGTTAGCGCGGCAGTGACCGACACAGACGGTGTAGAGGTTGCATCTTACCCGGCAGACGCTGGGGAGATTCTGAATGTAACTAGCAAGAACCCACGCAAGACAACGATCAACGACATGCTTGCTTGGTCAATTTATAACGATGGAACAAACCGCTATGTTCAGTTGAGGGACAACGCTACCCCGGTCTGGCTGGAGTACCGCATTGTGCGGCCCAGCCTGACCGGCAGCGTGTACTCATCGTCCAGCACCTATAGCAGCGGTGATCAGGTTTATCATGCTGGTAATTTTTATGATGCAAACACGGCGGTGGCCGTTAACGAGTCACCGTCCACCACGTCATCCAAATGGGACTTGGTTAAGATACCCGCGATCTTTCAGTCGTACCTGATTCGCGGCGTTTACTCAGACTACCTCCGGGCGACCGGCAACAACGAACTGGCAATGGCGGGTGACCGTAATGCTGAAAGCCTTCTGATGATGGAGGCCGATAAACTTTACCGTCAGCAAGGCCAAACGCGCCGGCTTGACATTCAAACTTATTAGAGGGGCATCCAATGGCGAACAAGAAAATCTCAGAGCTAACAGCACTCGGCGGCACACCTGCAAACGATGATGTCGTGCCAGTGGTGGACACCTCAACGTCTACTACCAAGAAAGTCACGGTCAGCAACCTACTGGCAAGCAAAGCAGACAGCAGCCACACGCACGCGATCAGCGATGTGACCAACCTGCAAACTTCTCTGGACGCAAAGCAAGCCACTGTTACGGCGGGTGATGGACTCAGCTTCTCTGGCGACACACTGAACGCTGAAGTGACTCAGGCTGAGTTGGACGCTAAAGCGGCATCCAGCCATACGCACACCCTGTCCGACATCACGGACTCCGGCACTGCTGCTCCGCTCAACGTAGCTTCTAGTGGAGATGCAGCCAGCGGTGAAGTAGTGAAGGGTGATGACTCCCGGCTGACAGATGCACGGACGCCCTCTAGCCACACGCACACGGCCAGCGAGATTACCGACTTTGACACTGAGGTAGCCAACAATACTGCGGTCACAGCCAACACGGCGAAGGTCACAAACGCCACGCACACTGGCGATGTAACAGGAGACACTGCACTAACGATTGCTAATGACGCCGTAACCACTGCTAAGATCGCTGATGACGCCGTGACGGCTGCGAAGATTGCTGACACCAGCGTGACCGCTGGCAGCTACACTAATGCTGACATTACGGTGGATGCACAGGGTCGGATCACCGCAGCCAGCAGTGGGTCAGGCGGAGGCGGAGGCGGCTCTGGCACAGTAACCAGCGTGGGCGGCACTGGCACTGTATCCGGGCTAACCTTGAGTGGCACGGTCACAAGTTCGGGCAACTTAACCCTCGGCGGCACTCTTAGTGCTAACCTGACGAGTGACGTAACAGGTACACTCCCCGTTGCTAATGGCGGAACTGGCCTTACCAGCATTGCTACCTTACTTAACAGCAATACTACTGCCAGTGATGTGGGTTTGGGCAGTGTAGAAGACACTGCATTATCTACTTGGGCTGGGTCAACAAACCTTACGACTTTGGGGACGATTGCGACAGGAACGTGGCAGGGTACAGCAATTGCTGACAGTTACGTTTCTAGCGCGTCAACGTGGAACGGAAAGATTGCTAACGTCTCCGAGGATACTACACCGCAGCTAGGTGGCGATTTAGATGTCAACGGGCAGGACATTGTAAGCACATCCAACGCTGACATTGAGATTGCTCCGAACGGCACAGGGGCAACGGTGTTTAAGGGTAACACCAACGCTGGTGCAATTAAGCTGAACTGCGAATCAAACAGTCACGGGCAGACTATTATTGCTCAACCGCATTCAGCCGCTGTAACCAACACGCTCACTCTTCCTGCGGGTTCTGATCAAGAGATTGTCGGCACATCTGCTACTCAGACTCTTTCCAACAAAACTATAACGGGACTCGTCATCGGCACGGACGTTCAAGCCTACGATGCCGACACCAGCAAGACCGATGTGGCAACCGAGTGGTCTGCCGCTCAAAATTTCAACAGCACCCAATTAACTTTCGATGCTACGCAGGATTGGGATTTATCTACTAATCAAGTCTGCGAGTTGACTCTCACAAATAACACCACCTTTGACGCACCTACCAACATTCAGGACGGTGGGTTTTACTCAATAACGCTTATTCAGGACAGCACAGGCAGTCGTACCGCAGCTTGGGATGCAGTGTTTAAATGGGCTGGGGGAACGGCTCCCACGCTGACTACAACTGCCAGTGCGAAAGACATTCTCGTATTCCGAGGAGACGGCACAAACCTACTCGAAGTGGGTCGCCAACTGAACGTGAGTTAATCGAATGGGAGCTAACCTAATATTACCAGCAGGAAGCGCGGCGGCTGACTCAACCCCAGCCGACCCTGTGACACGTTCGCTGCGGTTTGACGGAAGTGCGTACCTCTCACGATCAACTGGAAGCACCAGCACAACTTGGACGCTGGCATTTTGGGTCAAGCGAGCAACCATCTCTGGCCCATCTCAAGCGCAATACCTCGCAACGTGGGGCATCTCTGGTTCGGCTGGTGAAGGATTAAGTTTTCGAGGAACAACCGATTCAAGCAACACTGATAAGCTAGGCTTTTGGAACGGATCATCCACCACATACTCAACAGGAGTTTACCGCGATCCAGCAGGGTGGGCGCATATTTGCATCAGCGTCAATTCCGGCACGGCAACAGTTTACTATAATGGTGAATCTATTTTATCTGGAATAACGGGGGTTCAAGCGTGGGGCAGCATGAGGCTCGGCGCGTGGCTCAACCAGAACGAGCTAGAGGGTTACATTGCCGATGTGTACGGGGTCGAGGGTAGTGCGCTAGATCACACCTCATTTACTGAATCAAATGACTATGGTGGACTAAAACCCAAAGCATTTACGGGCGTTGGCACAAATGGATTTCACCTGCTTTTTGAAAACACATCAAGCATCGGGGAGGACGATGCGGGGTCTAATGATTTTACTGCGAGCGGTTTGGCATCGGCGGACATTCGCGAGGACAATCCATTTAAGAACCACGCAACGTGGAACCCTCTGATCAAGCGGTCAAGCACCTCTAATATTTTCACATACAGCGAAGGCAACACCGTAGCCACCTACACTGGAGGCGTGGCCCACACATCCACAACCATCGCGTCCAGCGGCGTTCATTATGCGGAGTTTGCCTTCAGCGGTGGCACATCGAGCATTTCGGGGGCGGGGGTAGTTCGGGCAAGGTGGAATGATGGACACGCAGACTCATACACCACGAATTATGGCGGGTGCTATTACGGATCAAGCGGCAATGTTGATTCACCTTCCGGTAGCACATCAGTTTCGGCAGTCGGCAGCAACCGCTTGGGCATCGCGTTCGATGGAGCAAATAACAAAGCTGATTTTTACTCTGTTACTTCCGGCGGAACGATGACCCTGTTGAAAAGCCTAACGTCATCCGACAGCATTGATTTTGATGGCAGTGCAACATTTACAGCCACCTCACACGACACAGGCGCGACATCTATTACTGGATATTTTGAAGCTGGTGAATGGTGGGGGACTGCTCCGAGTGTTGGCAGCACAACAGCTACCTCGCTGAACACCAGCAATCTCGGCACACCCACTGTTAACCCTGAAGAGCATTTTTTACCAGCAACGTACACAGGGGCTGGTGGCAGCGAGGAAATAAACCTTGGATTCACTCCAGCCCTTACTTGGATCAAGCGTCGAGAAGATTCTGGCTATTGGCACGGCTTCTATGATTCAGTTCGTGGTCTTTCCGCTGGAGCTTTAGCGTCTAACAGCACAAACACCGAAGACAGCACCCAGCGCGTAGCGTCTTTTGATAGCGACACTGGAAGTGAGGGCTTTACTCTTGCTTCATCGCATTACTCATACACCAACACTTCGGGCAAAGATTTCATTAGCTGGAACTGGAAAGCCCACCAAGGAGGCCCAGTCACCCGCTCGCACACGATGACCCTAGAAGTGGATGACCTTTGGGGGAGTGGAAGTGATTGGGGCAACACAAAGCTGGAAGTGTGGGAGGGTGCGACCAAGCTAAAAGACATTACGCAACCAGCCTACACGGGCGGCAGTTCAACAGCTTGGACGATTAAAACGAACGACACTGATAAGATCAAGGTGGTGTGGGACGTAGACAGTTCGATGGATTGGACTGCTATGTACGCCATACTTAAAGATTCGTCTAATAACACACTGGCTTCTTGGAACGGAAACAACTACGACGGTTATAGCTCAACTCCAGCAGACGGCAGCAACTTTTACATCCCTAGCTCACACGATAGCTCCAATGCGGCTGTGACCGGAGTGGTGGAATCTTCATCGCCTACGGTAGAGTCGTACAACTCCGCCGCGGCGTTCACCATCATCACCTACGGCGGCAACGGAAGTGATGGTGACACTCAAGACCTGACCCACAGCCTCGGAGCCGAGCCAGAGTTTATTATCACGAAAGCAAGGACGGATAGTAATAGCGCAGATGGGGGATGGAACGTCTACCACAAAGACACCGTTCTGGGCACTAACTACTATAATGGCACACACCCATTGCTTTGGCTCAATCGGACGTGGGACTCTTATGACCCGATTAACTCTCCAGCAATCCCAAAGAGCGGCTCTGAAAATACGACTATTACAGTTAATAACGATAGCAGCTACGGACACGCTGCAAATGACAGTGGAGCAACGTATGTGATGTACGCTTGGGCTGGCGTCGAATCTTATTCTTCTTTCGGCAAATACACGGGCAATGGAAGCTCGGATGGGCCTATGGTACATCTTTCTTTTAGGCCAAAATTTTTCATGTACAAGCAATCCACTGGAACAACTAACTGGGTCATAGTGGATGCTGAACGAGAAACTTACAACACGGTAGACCTTGGCCTGTTTCCAAACCTGTCCACCTACGAGCAAGCGGGTTCCAGTTCAAACTACAAAATGGATTTTCTGTCAAACGGGGTGAAAATCCGCACATCCGTGAGCGGCACAAACGCTAATAACCAGACGTTCATCTATGCAGCCTTTGCCGAATCACCATTTAAACACGCCAACGCCAGATAAGATTTAATCATGCCATATACTACACAAGAAGGACGGGTGCTGCCTCAAGACAAAGCCTTTTCTCATAACAACATTTCATTCCCTGCGAATTGGCTTCGGGTGTCCACACCTGCCGACAAAGAAGCTCAAGGCATTAGCTGGGTTACGCCTGAAGAACCACCAGTAGTCCGTGCGCCTTTAGATCGTGAGAAGAGTGACGGCATAGCGCGGGCTAAAGACACTGCGGGTAAGATGTTGGCTGGCAGCGATTGGATGTATATCGCTAAAAGCGAACGCAACCGAGAGGTAGCGCAAGAGTGGGCCGAATACCGTGCTGCTGTAATTGCCGAGGCGGATCGTCTGGAAGGCCAGTACAGCACTGCCGAAAGCTACGAGGCACTTGATGCGATTGTGCAGAACTGGCCGATCAACCCTGACGAACAGGCCGAGCGTGATCGGATGGAAGCTGAAGAGAAGGCGGCAGAGGGGGGCAAGCAAGATGGCTAAATCAATCGCCAGAACCACCAAAGGCAAGGGGGCCAACTACCGGCCTACCAAGTCAGGAGCCGGGATGACGAAGAAGGGTGTTGCAGCTTACCGGAAGGCCAACCCCGGATCGAAGCTGAAGACTGCGGTGACAGGCAAGGTTAAGGCTGGCAGCAAGGATGCCAAGCGGCGGGCATCGTACTGCGCTAGGTCAGCAGGTCAGGCGAAGAAGTTTCCGAAAGCAGCAAAAGACCCAAACTCGCGGCTGAACCAAGCCCGCAAAAGATGGAAGTGTTAAATATGAGTAAAGGACTATACGCAAACATACACGCAAAACGTAAGCGCATTAAAGCAGGCTCTGGAGAGAAGATGCGGAAGGCTGGATCAAAAGGTGCGCCATCTAAAGCGGCGTTCAAGGCGGCAGAGAAGACCGCCAGAAAGAAAAAGTAATGCAGGAGTACAACCCCGGCAGCATCGACAGCATCTTGACGCGCATGGAAGCGCGGCAGGTGCAAAACACGGAGCGACTAGAGCAGATTCTGAGCAAGATCGAGCAGCACGAAGAACGCATTGAGCGACTGGAAGCCTTCCGCTGGTGGCTGCTAGGCAGCGTGTGTGCAGGCAGCGCAGGTGGAGCGGCTGCGTTGAGCAAAGTATTTGGTGGATGAATCGGGTGGATACAAACGAAAGATAACAATGAAACCGGGATACAAAACAACTGAGTTCTGGCTGGCATCTGTCGCAACACTTTGCGGCGTGCTGTACGCCAGTGGAATCATCACGCCTGAAGGCACTGAACCTGTCGAGAAAGCTGTGGCATTCATTGCCGCTGCCCTCGCCAGCTTGGGGTACTCGCAGGCGCGTGGAGCAACCAAGGCAGCAGGGCCACGGGGCTGATGCTACTGGAAGCACTCAAGGGTCTAGCGAGCTTGCCAAAGCTCATAGAGGCCGTTGAGAGAATCGGAGACAGGTTAGATGAGAAACAAGCACAAGAGAGGCTGGATAGTAAGCGTGAGCGTAATCGCGCTGCTATCCAGCGGGTGCTTGACGCCGAGGCTGGACAACGGGGAGAGGCTGATAGCACACCCGCAGTTCGAGAAGGCGACGATAGCAGCACCTGAGTGGGTTGCTGACGCACTGGACACCATTGCGGAACTAGAGCGAGAGATAGAGCGAGGAAACTAATGCCACGAGACGCACAGAGTCAGATCGACGGTGATACTCAGTTCATGGGTATCTCTCCACGCTTGGACGCAGGCAGTTTGCCTGCTGGCATGGCGAGTGAGGCGCGTAATATGCGCTTCCGCAACGGTGTGGCTGCGACTCGCAAGGGCGTCTACAAGCCCAGTTGGATTAACAACCTGACGCCTGAAATTGACAACCGTGTACGTCCGTTTGGCGAAGTGCATGGAGTCGGCGTGTTCCGCAACCCGGACAGCAACTTGGAGTTCGTGGTTATCGCAGCAGACGGCAAAGCCTACTACACACGACAGGGCAACAACCCAATCGAGTTAGCCCTACCGACAGGCGTGGTGCTGGTTGGCGAGGTCAATTTCACGCAAGCGTTCAACAAGCTAATCATGTTCCGTGGCGAAGACTTCGCGCCTCTGGTAATGACCAGTGAGGACACTGGTTTCGAGGACATGATCGAGCAGTGGGATGCTACCAAGGCATACGCAGTCAGCGATGAGGTAGCCTTCGGCCCATTGGTGTCAGTTAGCGGGATTGCGTTCAGCAGCGGCACAGCAACCGTAACCACAGGCGCAGCGCACGGCTTCATCACTGGCGCGGATGTCACCATCGCCGGAGCGAACGAGTCTGAGTTCAATGGCCGCTTTGCCATCACCAAGACCAGCGACACGACATTTACTTTTACGACAACCAGCAGCAACTCAGCCGCTACTGGCACGATCACCGCCACTAACAATAAAGAGTATTATTCGTGTTCGACAATTACCTCCGCAGGCGAAAGCCCAAGTACCGCTTCTGGAAAGTGGACTCAGTTAAGCACGATCATGCCAAGCGCCTCGCATGGCGTTCACGTTGCAAACCGAATCATCGTGCCAACGAAGTACGATGCAAGCAGCACGGCGTATGGCAACAAGCGTGACTTCATAGCAGTAAGTGACGCGCTAGACCACGCGCACACGTTCTTTAACCAGCTATTCAGGATTAACTTCGGTTCCAATAGCGAGATAGTTGATCTTTTAGTCTTCGACGAGAATCGCGTTTTAATTATGAAGACGCTCGATGTCCACATGATGACCGGGTTTATCGTTACGGACGCAAATGGCACACTGACAAACAGTGCGAGCGTGCAGCCTGTAATCCAGAACTACGGCGTGCCTAATCGCGGGGCATCCGTGGTGGTGGGCAGCAATGTGTTCTTCTACGCTTCACGCCGAGGCATCGTAAGCATGGCGCAGACAGAGCAGTCGAAGGTGCGCGGTGTTGACCTGCCGTTGAGCGAACCAATTCAGCCACTGATCGACCGCATCGACGCCCGTAACGAGTCAAAGATACGTTTGGCGTACTGGGACAATAAGCTGTGGGTGGCTTGCCCGATTGATGGCGGCAACAACGGCGAAAACAATGCGCTGCTGGTCTACGACTTCTTGAACCAAGCGTGGGTCAGCCACGACAACGGCACTGCAATTAAGCCCAAGGAGTTTTTCGTTGCTGAATACAACAACTCGCAACGCCTGTTCTACATCGGCACAGAC